GTCTTATCATTATTAGCTGAAATAGAAGCAACATCTAATAACCTTTCTTCTGTAACTTTTTTAGAAGCAGTTTGCAAACCATCTATAATAACAGCTGTGTGTTCATTTATATACCTAATTACTTCTGTTGTGTTTGACTCTGATGTTAATGTCAGCTGACCAGCTTTAACTAAGGCCTCAGTTAAAACAATAGCAGTTGTTGTACCATCACCCGCAGACTGAGCTGTACGACTTGATGCTTCCTTCATCATCCTAACTGCTAAGTTCTCTATAGGATCATTTAAAAACACAGACTCAGCAACTGTTACACCGTCCTTAGTAACTGTCATGCCTGAAGTATGATTTGGTGATTCTAACAAAACAGTCTTGCCCAAAGGACCTAATGTACTTTTAACTGCTTTTGAAATTTTAGTGATTCCTGTAATTAATTTTTGACGAGCTTCATCATCAAAGCTAAGCGTCTTTGGTATATAACCTTGTTCCATTTTATTAAATTTAATTTTAACAAATATAATAAATAATTATAATAAATTACATTCCATAGTCCAAAGTTTTTTTTGGTATTAGTGGTTTTATATTTTTTATATATATATATTATTATATATTATTTCTTTTTAACGTACCTAAGTATGGAATAAATAAAGAATAAGAAGATAAATAGTTAGAAATCAAAAAGTTACAAAATTTTTGTTTTGGAATATCTTTGGAATATCTCTGGTTGTAGTCCAGACTATAAATAAAAAGAGGAGACTAAGCTCCTCTAATTACAAACAAACAAATTAATTTTTTTTAGTATTCGTATATATTACGATCACCATCCATACGCATCTTAGCTCTTTCAATACCGTCAGCGATACAGTCTATCTTATATTGTTTTTTCATTTGTTGTCTCATCATTGACGCTCTCTCAATACCTGACACAGCATCTGGGCGTTCATTTATTAAGCGACCATCTTTTATAGTTAGGCCTTGATAGTTATTGTTCATAGTATGATTTTTTTGTAAAGATAATAAATTTTTATTAGACATTTAGGGGTTGAGGGTTCTACATACTTATACGCATAACTACTGCTTACGGAAACGGAGTTTTTTTATTGGGGGGGGTTGTATTTTGTTTTGATTTTTGTGGAATTTTTTGTCTTTTACTTTCACCCCACACGCACACGCACTGCCCACTCACGTACGCACAGACATATATATGATGCGTTCTAACGCATTAACTCAAATCGGAGCTCCACCTACCCTTACTCACTTGCAAAGTAGAAGAGAGGGAAAGAGACTTCCCTTAACGACAGTCCGACACACTCACACACTAAACAAATCACACTGACAAACATCACACAAAATATTCACTATCAATATCTTATTAGAGAACTTTAATTATTTTATTAATACTAATACATTAAAAGAAAAAGATAGTCCTTTAGAACGCATTAAACACCTCTAAATATCAAAATCCAGAATCAACCCAAAAAAAATCCGATATCAATATATTTGCTTATTTATTAAGTATTTAGTATCTTTATATTAATAATAACAGAGAGTAATATCTCACTTAAAAAACAACCAAAATGAACACAAAATCGTTAATCGGACTTACGAATCAGAAATCATCTGATATCGTATCACAATGGAGTAATCAGTATTTAAACGCAGACTTTAGTATTACAATGTTAGACAAGGTTTCTACTAAATTAGAGTGTAATGATAAGGTACAAGTTGTACTATATTTCAAATATTGTCAAGCATTTAACATTAGACTTGATACTTGCCGTACTCAAAATAAAATAGGTAATCCATACACAGCATTCAGTCAGATATTATGGATAGCAAAATTTGGTGACGGTATTGCTACTCGTCAACTGACTCACGCACTCAAAGAATTATGGAAAGGTAATGCAGATGTAATCAAAGACTGTAAACAAATGGGTGGTAGTTTTATGTCATCATTATTTGAGGGTGATATTGATTCATCATTCAGCTACGCAGACAATGGTAACAAACGTGCATTGATTCAAGGATTCTGTGATGACAACAACAGAGATGAACAAGAAATGCAAAAGGTGTTAAGCAACTATCAAGATGAAGAAATGTATTTCAATTATTGGATGCATAGTGGTAATGTTGTAGAGAATGTTGATGGTAGTTTCTCAACTCAAGATGCCCAATACAGAAACAAGTTTGTAAGTATTGCACAACTAAAAAACTATTACAATAAAGAGATTGCTTATTGGAATTTAGTTAAGTAAAACCAAATTACTCCACGTGCCTCAATGCTAATCGCATTGGGGTTTTCGTGGTAGAGGACTAATCCTCCAAAATTAAAAACAAACAATATGAATAATAAAGATAAGTACACAGTTAGTAATTTAAGTGATGCAGTTGACAAAGCAGTTGATGTATCATTTGCACAAATGATTGACACAGTAAGAACACAATGTTATATGTCACAAACACAAGATAGTTGGGATGATTGTACAGAGTTAGAATTTCTTGAAGACATTCCAATGCTATTTACTGATGGTAGAAAAATTAAAGAATCAATTCAAAATCAAATGAAACGTGTAGTTATATCAGCACTAACTGATTCAGATTGGGTAGGTAAGAATGATGCAATGTACCCACATTTACCTTCTGATATTGACACCCCACAAATAGATGGAATACCTAATGGTGATAAACTATCTGACACAGATGATTTGTTTCACTTTGGAGAGTATAAACATTCAAATAAATTTTTTCAAACCAATAATAAAACACACTGTTATTTAAATGATTCTGAAAATAGTGTAATGATATTAGCTTTAGAAACTTTGTTAGAACAAGTCAGAGATGCACGTGATTTTGAACAAATTGCAAGAGTTAAGAATCTTTTAGATAGTTGGAAAACTTTAGATGATAGCCGAAAATAAATTTTGATCATAAGAAATTTTCACGTGCCTCACTACTAATCGTAGTGGGGATTTCGTGGTAGAAAACAAATAATAATCAAATTAAATAAAATGAAAAATACAGTAAAAAAACTTGTGATAAAGGCAATGAGAATGCCTCACATACAATATATAAATAAAGAAGGTTATCCAATTATTAGAAAACAAGAGTTGCAACACATGATATGTCAAGCACAGAAAATGATTGAACATAAAAATAAACCTCTTGGTAAAACATCCAATTCAGTTTGGGAGTTTCTTGATAGAAATGGTGATACTTGTTTCCATCATTCAACGGGATTTTATAATGTTGCAATGGGAAAATGGGTTGATGAAGGATTGTTGACACGCAGTCGTGAAGATGGATATAAAATAACTGAGTTAGGTAGATTATTTGCATCAACAGATACACGTGCATATGAGATTGAGAAGTGGAAAAGTAAATTTAAATCTGAAGTGCAACGTGCTAATAGATTAAATAGTCAAGTCAATGATTTGTTGTTAGATAAAAGAAAGTTGCACGATAGAATTGATGAAATTTATTTTGGTAAAGAATTTATGGATTCAGATGACAAAGGTACTTTAAAAGATTATGATGACACACGTGATATTGCAATTAGATGTGTTGACAAACTTGTTGATGCAAAAATTCTTGAGGATGTACATCAGTTTGAAACCCAAGATACTATTCACGATGAAATCAATAAAGAATTTAATATACCTAATTTTGATGAGTGTCAATCTATTGTGACAACATCACCACCAAATTCAATCATCAATACTTGCTTGTCTAATATGCAAGAAAGTTTAAATTGTATAACTCAACATATCAATAAAGAATAATTTTGTTTGTTTTTGTTCCACCAACCTCACTGTTAGTCGCAGTGGGGATTTGGTGGTAGTGGGCAATAGTGCCTTAATAAAATTACATATGAATAAAATAGAGATAGTTAAAAATGATGTGATTAAATTCACAGATGTTACTCCAAATAATTTTTGGACAATAAAATGGGAACGTGGAAGTGGATACGCATATTATTATGGTGTTGCCCGTTGCGTTGGACACGTTGACAAAGATTGGTTGCTTTGGATGATTCAAAAAGGCAGTGCAGAGTTAATCAAGTCAAAATCATAAAATAATTTAAGGCACGATTTCGTATCCAAAAAGATATGATTCCGTGTCTTTTTTTTGTCCTATGGACTTACGAGCTCTATGGACTTACGAAAAAAACACAAAAAGATCCTAAGGGACTTACGATAAATTAAAAGCTATTCTATTAGGTTATTAAGTATTTATTATGTATTTTTACCAAAGTTATTAATTAAATTTACTTACAAATGAAAACAAACTATAGTACATACGACTATTTATTGTCAAAAAACAATAATATAGTTGTTCATTATGAGCTCTATCAACAAGAAGAGTCTGAAGACAGATTAACTCCTTCAAGAAAAGAAATTATAATAAACAAATTAATTCTTCACGGTGATGAAGTGCAAGATGAATTAGAAAGTTTATTAGAAAACATACAATCTGATATGGAATTAAATTACGATAAATTATGTTAAATGAAATGGAAGATAAATATTGTGAAAATTGTTTTAATGATGATTTAGATAAATATATTACAGATAAATTTGGAGGAATATATTGTGATAATGAATGTATGGAACAATCTTGGATAGATAAAAATGAAGAATGTATAAATAATGATTTATACGAAAAATAAAATTAATTAATAAATAATAAAAAAATGAAAGTATTAGAATTATTTAGTGGTAGCCGTTCTATTGGAAAGGTTGCTGAAGCAAAAGGACACGAAGTATTTTCTGTAGATAATACAGACTATCCAAATACAAATTGGGTTGGAGATATTTTAGATTGGGACTACCGACTTAATGAAATGAATGTAGGTGAGTTAGATAAGCTTTGGATACCCGATGTAATATGGGCATCACCACCTTGCACAGATTTTTCAGTAGCTTGTATAGGTAAAAAATGGGTAAGTGGACACGAGTACCAACCAAGAGATCCTGAGCTCTTAGGTATAAAAATTTTAAACAAAACCTTAGAGATTATAGCATCATATTTAGAGAAAAATCCTAATCTTGTTTGGTACATAGAGAATCCACGTGGTAAGATGAGAAAGTCTCCAGAATGGGCTAATTTTCAACACGTTAGACACACTGTGTCATATTGTTCTTACGGTGATTCACGTATGAAGCCAACTGATATATGGACTAATGCTTTAAATTGGAAACCAAAACCATTATGTAAAAATTATAAGTACGATGCTGATGGTAATATAATAAATAGACACTGTCATCACGATGCATCACAAAGAGGAGAGACAGTTAGGAAGCTTAGAGAGAGAGGTATAGATGCTAAGAAAGGAGGTACGGAATCACTTAAAAATAATCACGAACGTAGTAAGATACCAACAGAGTTATGCGAAGAGGTAGTTGACAATATGCTTTGGGAATACGAAGGTAGCTTATTACCATTTTAAATAAATAATATGAACAATAAATCTAAAAATCAAATATTAATGCTGATAGAAATGTGGGAAGATGGACATCTAACACCATACGGTTTAGCAGTAAAAATAAAAGAAGAATTGAGAGATTTTCCAGTTAAAACAGTGGAGACAATGCAAAAGAGTAATGAATTAAATAATAAATTAAAACAATTAAACAAATGAGTAAAATAACTATTGACAGATATATGTCCACAAATGATTTTGTGTATAAAAATGAATTACAAAAACAAGCTGATGAGCTCTTTGGTGAAGGATGGGAAGCCGAAGATGATGTAGAACAGATTGAAAAATTATGTGATCACGTAAGTCCTAATAAATACATGGTTAGTTCTATACATGGATTAAAATATGAGGATGATATTGAAGTTCGTGAAATAGATGGGACTACGACTAAAGAAGATATTCTGGAGTTTTGCGATGATTTAGCTACACAAATAACAGAGGATATACATGGTGATGCTAAAACCTGTACAGGTAATATGCCTGAAGAAAGTCTTAAATCATATCATAATATTTACGGGGTTATAGAAGATTATATAGATAAAAATTATATCCTTAACTTTGTAAGAAAGTAAAAATCATGGATAAATTTATAGCAATAGTATCATGTGACTCACAAAGCAGCTCACATGGAGTTAGAGAAAAGTTAAGAAAACCTACAACAATTGTTGGTGTGGGTTATACGCATAGTGAACAAGCTCTTATACATTCAAAACTAAGAGAATGGGAAAAAGGTGAAGATTTATATTTTTGGAAAACCTATCCTAAAGCTCTTAAGTTTTTAAAGGTAGAAGCACACGCTCATAAAAGTTTTATCCAAGAATTAAAATACGATAAAAATAATATTGTACGTAGATTAAAAAATATTCCTTTTACGCATTTTTATTATATGACAGATAATTTTTTAAAGATAACAGATGGGCATAATTCACAAGTTCTTCAAGTAATTCCATACGATGAGAATATATATGGAGTAATTACAGATATAGACACTTTAGATCCTCAGTTTGTAAATCGTGAAATTTATGATAAAATTCAAGATAATGCAAACAATATAATTAAGATGTATTTTGACTCTGAGGGACTTACGAGTGACATATATAGTTTTCCTAAAGAGCTTCATTTATCACCAAAACAAAATGAGTTTAGAATACCAAACGAGGTAATTGACTATAATAAATTTAATTATGAAACTGGAATGGTAAGGGGTGATAGCTATTCATTTGAGGCAAAAGAAAACTTTTTACATTTTGATTTGGTTGGTAAGTAATTATTATGTATTTTTAAACCGAATTTGATTTGTTAAACACGAGTTGATGTTAGGCGAAATCAACAACGTAATTAGAAACTGTATGGCGTGTTTCTTCCTCGTTTTTTATTAATATAAATATTAAATAATGGATAAAGAATATCAAGAAAAATTAGGTAACTACAAATACAGAGTATTAAACTTTAATAAATGGAACGAATATATTAAAGAAGAATATCAAAAGACAGCTCTTAAAAATATAAATAGAAAAGCTAAAAAACAAAGAGAACAACTTAAAAATAGTCCTTTAAACTTTTGTATATAATGAAAGAAGTTCACGAGTTGATCTTAAAAGAAAAGTTAAAAGAAAAGCCAAATATAAGGTATATACAATGGCTACAAAAACTTAATCAAGACATACTTAAGCAAATTATTTTAAACAACTACAAGAATAAAGACTGGGAATAATCCCAATAATTTTATAGGTGTAAGATACCTTAATATTAAATGTTTTAGTCTTTATATTATAAGGGGGTGGTTATAAAGGCATAAGCCGACAATACGTTAATACTCTTAACTACTCCCTTATAAAAATTAAATTAAATTAAATGAAATCACTATCTAAATATTTAGTGGAGCAGCTAAAGTCTGCTCAAAAACAAAAAATTCACAACAAAAAAAATAGATTAAATCATATTGATCTTAATGATTTTTTTAAATACAGTGGTAATATAGAAATAAAGAATAGATTTGTTTCTGCCTGTAGATTACCTCAACTTGCATTTGAAAGAGTAATTATAAATAACGATATGAGTAAATATAAATTAAATAAAACATTAACCGAAGAATATATAAATAGATATGAAAGAAATAAGACAAAAGCCTAATTATTATATAGGCAAGAATGGTTATGAAGCCGAGCAAGTAGTGTATGGATTTTCTTGCTCGTACAATGTAGGCAATGCCGTTACCTATCTTTTAAGAGCAGGAAAGAAGAAAGAAGAGGGGATGAGTATTGTACAGAAACATATAGAGGATTTAGAAAAGGCAATACACCATCTTCAGTATGAAATAAAAAATTTAAAAAAAGAAACAAAATAAAATGAAAAAAGAGATATTTAATACTTACGCAACTTTAGTTGCCGACAAATTTTACATATCATTGCAAGATATGTTTTCTAAGTCACGTGTTCATCCACGTCCAGAAGCAAGACAAATGCTTTATTATTTAGCTTATGAGCGTCCTATAAAAATTGGTAGTATTAGAAGGTTTATGGAAGAAAATGGGCTTCCTGTTCAGCACAATACCATAATGAAAGGATATAAAAAAGCAAAAAAAGCTGTTGAGGAAGATAAAGATTATCAAGCTTTTGTTAAAAAAACAACAGAGAATGTACAGTAAGAAGGATATATTTAATCAAGCTCTAAAGGATGATACAATATACTATCATAAAAACGGTGGAATTAGCATGATTAATTTAGGCGTTAAGATCAATAAGTTTCCAAGTAAATTAGAAATTTTAAATTGTTCAAAAAACGGAGATTATTATCAAGAATTAACAGACGAAGAATATCAAATATTTTATGCTCACGGTTGGGAAAAAGGTTGTAGATTGTTAGCCTTAAGCAATTGTAAACGTAAGGTTGATCTTATACAATATAAGATGAAGACAGAAGTAAACACACGTAAAAACGATAAGTTTATTAAAAATCTAAAAACTAAGAGAGATTTAATAATGAAAAAATATACTTATCACACAAATAAACTAATTAAATTAAATTAAATAAAATGGAAAAGAAAAACATTTACAAAGCTCTTGCTGATTTTCAACAAGAAGTTCCTGTGCTTTTAAAAGGCACAGATGGTTATGGATACAAGTATATAAAACTTGAACATATAATAACACAGATTAACCCACTGTTAAAAAAACATAAGTTAGGATTTACTCAACTGTTACAAGATGATGGTTTAACTACAGTTTTGTTTCATCATCCAAGTGGAGAAAAACTATCTTCTCATGCAGTCATTCCAGAGTGTTCAATGAAAGGTATGAATGTATATCAGTCTAAAGGTAGTGGAATAACATATTACAGAAGATATATGTTGTCATCAATGTTAGGAATAATAAGTGATGCAGATACAGATGCAAACATTTACAATACAGTTGTACCACAAGTTAAAAAGAAAGTTGAAAAAAGTGTTACTAAGGTTAAATTAGAAGTGGGAGGTGAAGACTGGAAAAATGTATTAAAATATATTGCTGATCCACAAATTAAAGCATTAGGACTACCTGTTATAGTAGAACACATACAACAAAAGTTTGATGTTTCTGCTAAAATTAAGAAAGAGCTTTCTAAGCATATATAATGGAGCTTATTAATTTAATTGAGGTTGTAAACAACCTTAAAGACGATTCTAAGTATTATGGGACTTACGGGAAACAATGGCTATCTAATTCAGACATTGGTACACTTTTAAAAAATCCTAAAAATTTTAGAAAACCTCAACAAGAAACTAAGGCTATGATTGAGGGAAGGTATTTTCACACGGCTATGTTAGAGCCACATAAGTTAGATGATTTTGTGTGTTTAACTTTAGCAAGTAGAAATACAAAAGCTTATAAAGATTATGTTGCAGCTAATGATAAAGAAATTTATTTATTAGCCAAAGAAGTTCAGTATTTAAATATTATAGTAGATGTTATGAAAAATAATCATAAAATGAGAAACGCTATTTATGATAAAAGTAATTTTTATGAAGTTCCTATGGTTAAAGAAATTGGAGGTGTAAAATGGAAGGGTAAGGCTGATATAGTGTGTAAGGATCAGTTAATTGATATAAAAACTACATCTGATATTTCTAAGTTTAAATTTTCTGCACGTAAATACAATTATGATAGCCAGGCGTATATATATCAACAGCTTTTTGGAAAGCCATTAGTTTTTTACGTTATTGATAAGTTGACTCATGATTTAGGAATATATGAGCCATCATCAGATTTTTTAAATTACGGAGAAGAAAAGGTAATGAAAGCTATTGAGGTATATAATACATTTTATAATGAAGAAGGACCTCATATGTTAGCTGATATTAATCAATACGTTCATTATGAAACATTATAGAAACATAATATGGCATAGAAAAATCTTTTTTGTTATTAAGGTTGTTTATAAGGTAATAAAACATTATCTTTCAAAGCTCTCTTGGAAACGAGAAATATTTATAGTAGAAGTTCCAACTACTATGAAAAGCGAACAGGATAAGCAAAAACTTATGTCTGACGTTTTAGAAATTTTGGAGCATCAAATTAAAATACATTAAAATGGATAATAAAATTTATGTAGGAGGTGGTACTGAAAAGTTTGACGGTAATCTTGTATCAGTTAGTGTTTGCTTATCTGACTTACCTTCTGAGCATATTCAAACAGGTAAAAACGGTAAAAAGTATATCAATCTAAATGTTCAAAAGAAAAAAGAAACAGATCAGTTTGGTAAAACACATTATGTTGCTGTTGATACATGGAAGCCTGAAGCTAAAAAAGAAGTGGTAGATTCCAGCGATGACTTGCCTTTCTAATAATTGTGTGTAGTGAAAGGGAGGGGAAGATATTTCTTTCCCTCTTTTTTTACTATATACTATGGAATATAATAAATAATAATATAATATAATAATAATCAATAAGTTAGCTAAAAATTAGCTTGGAATAAGTATGGAAATAACAATTTTTAAAGACATAAAAAACACTGATCAACCTTTTTATAGAGAAGTAGAAATAACATTAGAAAGAATTGAAAAAGGTAATTCTGCTGACATAGTAAAAAAAATCAGAGAAGAAAAAGATAAAGACAAAAGAAACGAAATAAAAAAATTATTACCAGCTATATGTTTTAGTGGTAAATTTATAAAAAGAAATGACAAGTCATTAGTAGAGCATAGTGGGCTTATCTGTTTAGATTTTGATGGATATAAAACTAATAAAGAACTACTACAAGAAAAAGAAAAGTTAAGTAAAAACAAATTTGTTTTTAGTGTATTTGTATCACCAAGTGGAAAAGGGCTTAAGGCATTAGTAAAAATTCCTCCGATAGTAGAAAACCATAAAAGATATTTTAAATCATTACAAAAATATTTAGACTCACCTTATTTTGATTCTACCTCACAAAATGTTTCACGTGTATGTTACGAAAGTTATGATCCTTTAATTTATGTAAACCAAACGTCAAGTCTTTGGGATAAAATAGAAGAAACTGAGTTTGTTGAGGTAAATAAACAAATTGATAAACCAACTATTCCTATTACTGATGAAAATAAAATTGTAGACATTTTAGTTAAATGGTGGGAAAAGAAGTATGGATTGAAAAATGGTGAAAGAAACAATAACGTATATATTCTTGCTGCTGCTTTTAATGATTTTGGAGTTCCTCAAAATTTAGCTGAGTATGTTATGGGTAATTTTGATACTAAAGATTTTAATCTAAACGAAATAAAAAGAACTATACAGTCTGCGTATGCTAACACACAAAATTTTGGAACAAAATATTATGAAGATGAAGATAGGGTAAACTTAGTTAAACAACAATTAAGAAGAGGAGTACCAAAAAAAGAAATACGATGTCAGTTAGAAGACGAAAATATTGATGTCGTAGATATTGAAAATGTAATGGTTCGTCTGGAGGAAGAGCAAGCAATTCATCAGTTTTGGACAAAGAGTGACAAAGGAATTGTAAAAATTACTCATATATTATTTAAAAACTTTTTAGAGGATAATGGCTTTTACAAATTTAATCCTGAAGGAAGTAAGAATTATGTATTTGTTAGAGTTACTAATAATTTAATTGATCACACATCTGAAAAAGAAATTAAAGATTTTGTTTTAAATTATTTACTTACTGTAGATGATTTATCTGTTTATAATTATTTTGCTGAAAAAACTAAATATTTTAGAGAAGAATTTTTAACCTTACTTTCATCTATAAATGTGTTTTTTATTGAAGACACAAAGACAACAGCATATTTATACTACATGAATTGTGCTGTTAAAATTACAATAAATGATATAACTTTAATTGACTACATTGATTTAGGAGGTTATGTTTGGAGAGACCATGTAATTGATAGAAATTTCACTATGTGTAAGGTGGGTAAGTGTGATTATAAAACTTTTATATCTAATATTTGTGGAGAAGATCAAAGTCGTATAGATTCTATGGAGTCTACTATTGGTTATTTATTGCATGGTTGGAAAAACTTATCTTATTGTCCTGCTGTTATTTTAAATGACGAGGTAATTTCTGACAACCCAGAAGGAGGTACAGGTAAAGGTTTGTTTATGAATGGTTTATCTCATATGAAAAAAAATGTAACAATAGATGGTAAATCATTTGCTTTTGAAAGGTCATTTGCTTATCAATTAGTTTCTGCTGACACTCAAATACTTTGCTTTGATGATGTAAAAAAATCATTTGATTTTGAAAGATTGTTTTCTGTAATTACAGAAGGATTAACATTAGAAAAGAAAAATAAAGATGCAATAAAAATACCTTTTGCTAAATCACCAAAAGTAGCATTGACAACTAACTATGCTATAAAAGGTAAAGGATCTTCATTTGAGAGACGCAAATGGGAGTTAGAGCTTGCACAGCATTACACTAAAGAATTTACACCTTTAGTAGAGTTTGGTAAGCTTATGTTTGGAGAATGGGATGATAACGAATGGTGTCAATTTGATAATTATATGATACAAAACTTACAAATTTATTTAGGCAAAGGATTACTCAAAAGTCAGTTTGTAAATCTAAAAATTAGAAAATTATCAGCCGAGACTTGCCATGAGTTTATTGAGTGGTGTGGGTTAATAGGAGGTAGTCCTCCAAATGAAATGTTAAAAGCTAACACAAGAATATTTAAACAAGACTTGTATGAAGACTTTATTAGTGAACATCCTGATTTTGCTCCTAAATCTAAATTTACTATATCAAGAATCAAGTTTTGGAGTTGGATTAGATCCTATTCTGTTTTTAAATATGGGTTAGAATATATTGAAGGTAGAAATATGAACGGTAGATATATAGAATTTAAAACTACAGAAGAATAAAAATGGAAGAAAATTTAATTAAAAAGTATAAATTAACTACAAAAGAAGTTTTAAGCATAGTTCATGAATGGTATGTTGATGGGATGTATAAAGACATACTGCAAGATGAGGATGGTTATGATTTGGAAGAAATACTTGAGGGTATTTATGAGGATACAGAGGACGAAGAAAAACCAGATTTTGAATTAGACGATTTAGATATAACAACAAATTTAGATAGATGAAAATATTAATAGCTTGTGAAGAGTCGCAAACAATAACAAACTTATACAGAGAAAAAGGTTATGAAGCATATTCGTGTGACATATTAGATTGCAGTGGAGGGAATCCACAGTGGCATTTAAAAGGCGATGCGTTAACTTATGCATACAGTGGTAATTTTGATATGATGATAGCTCATCCACCATGTACTTATTTAGCTGTAAGTGGTGCAAGATGGATGTACAACAAAGACGGAAGTGTTAATCAAGAAAGATTAAGCAATCAAAACAAAGCTTTAGATTTTGTAAAAAAATTAATGAATGCACCTATTGATAAAATTGCTGTAGAAAACCCAATAAGCGTTATAAGTTCTAAAATTAGAAAGCCTGATCAAATAGTACATCCGTATTGGTTTGGAGATGAAGCATCTAAATCTACTTGTTTTTGGTTAAAAAACTTACCACTACTAACTGCTACAAATATGGTAGGCAAAGGAGAGAAAGTGTACTACAAAAGTGGAAAGTCTCATCCTAAGTGGTATGCAGATGCTCTTGCAAAATCTAAAACTCCAGAAGAACGTAGAAAATTAAGAAGTAAAACATTTGAAGGTATGGCTAAAGCAATAATAAAACAATGGAATTAAAATTTAGAGATTATCAATCAGAGATAATAAAAAAAGCTACTAATATATTTATGTATGGCTATAGTAATTTTGTTTACTTAGCTATGGAAGTTAGAACAGGTAAAACACTTACTGCATTAGGAATTTGTTCTGAACTAAATGCTAAAAATGTTTTATTTATTACAAAGAAAAAAGCTATATCAAGTATTGAGCATGATTTTTATTTATTAAAACCTCCATATTATTTAGAAGTAATTAATTATGAATCTTTACATAAAATACCACAGACAAATTGGGATGTTGTTATTTGTGATGAGGCACATTCTTTAGGAGCTTTTCCACGTCCAAACAAAAGAGCTAAACAAGTAAAGGAAATATTACGAAGATCAACGCCTAATGTTTTATTTTTATCGGGAACACCAACACCAGAGTCATTTAGTCAAATGTATCATCAAGTATATGGAGTTCCTGGCAATCCCTTTTATAAATATAAAAACTTTTATGCTTTTGCTAAAACCTATGTAAACGTCACTCAGAGAAAGATTAACAGCATGATGATTAATGACTACTCAAAAGGATTAAAGTCCATTATAGAGGCTGTAAACCCCTTTAAAATCAATTATACACAACGCTCTGCAGGATTTAAAACACAGACAGAAGAAAAAATACTATATGTAGAGTTAGAAGAACAAACTAAAAAATTAATTAAAAGATTAAAAAGAGACAGAGTAGTTGAAGGAGATGGTGAAATATTATTAGGAGACACAGGTGTTAAGTTAATGTCAAAAGTTCATCAACTGTGTTCTGGTACTGTAAAATTTGAAAGTGGAAATGCCATAACCGTTGATTATAGTAAATCAAATTTTATAAAAAAATATTTTAAAGATAAAAAAATAGCCATCTTCTATAAATTCACACAAGAGTACAAGACACTAAAAGAAATATATGGTGATGGATTAACTAATGACTTAGAAGAATTTAAAACTACTGATAAATGCATAGCATTACAGATTGTTGCAGGAAGAGAAGGCGTCAGCTTAAAAGAGGCAGAAGCTTTGGTGTACTATAATATTGATTTTAGTGCTACTTCCTACTTTCAAAGTCGTGATCGTATGACTACAAAAGATAGAAAGTACAATAAAATTTATTGGATTTTTAGTAATAAAGGAATTGAAAATGATATCTACAAAGCTGTAGTAAAAAAGAAAGATTATACGCTATCACACTTTAAAAGAGATTCATTAGATTTGTAAAATGACAGAGAATCAAATCCAATTGAAAAGAATAAAACAATTGGAAGAGATGGGTTATTATGTAATTAAATTAACTGTAACAAACAAGAACGGAATACCTGATTTAATAGCTATACCAAAAGACTCAGATGTTTTGTTTTCTGAAATAAAAAAACCAAGAGGTAAAGTGTCTGCTATACAGCAGTTTAGAATAAAACAATTAAATGATCATGGAATTAAAACAGAAATCTACAGAGGAGATTAAATGGAGTGTTGAAGATCATTTTATAGAAAACTTACAAGAAGAATTTAAAATAGTAAGAGCTGTAAAAATAGCAAGCTTCATACAAAAAAACTTACCAGAAATGCCAAAAAATAATCTTACATCACAGATTTTAGGCGGATGTATTGTTGATATTGACAAATCTCTTATAACTTTTGCTATTGAAATTATTCGTGAAGACAAAGGTCCTACTATCTTAAGCGACATATCTATGATATCTATGGATGAGTATTTGGACTTACGACTTTTAGATTGTTATATAAAAAATCCTGAAGAATTAGGATAAGTCACAAATTTTTTTATATTTGATAAAATCAAGTATAAATGTCCCGAATTGCACGTGAAGATAAATCTACAATAAGTCATATAAATTATGTGACTGATCGTATACATGGCTTTGGAGACGAGCTGTATGAGGATTTGATGGAACGTGAACACGAAAAAGCTAAAGAAAAAGCACAAGATTTAATGAAAGTATTAGCTGACCTAATCAACTCCCTGACTGATGAAATCTAATATAATACAAAAAATAATAATCTGGCCATCATGAATAAAGAACGAGCAAAAGAATTAGACATTTTCTGCAAAACAGTTGCAGAAAGATTTTCAAACAAAACAAGAAGTGGAAATGTAAATAATGAAACATTTAGTGTAGATGAAATTATACCTACATCAGATGATTCTGCTGTTGTAAATTTTAAAAAAAATACAGGTAAGTTAGCAGTAGCTTTTTGTTACTATATAAACAGAGGAAGGTCTAAAGGGTGGAAGTATTTTTTTCCAACTGACGCACATACCGTAGGTATGAATGCTTTTTCTTTTTATAAGTTAGAGGCAGAAAGAAAAAATTATAAGCATAATTTTGAAAAAGATTTAATTTCTCAATATAACAGAAACAGAAATATAGAAGACCATATTACTTCTATTAGTCAAATCAATTAAACAAAGATTGTTTTAGTTTTTCTTGGATTTCCAATATTTCAGCACACTTTTCATACTCTTCAGTATAGACAAAATAATTAATAAGCTCACCATATATAGGGTCGTTGTATCTTAATTTTTCTTTATTAGGATCATGTAAAAACCATAACTCATCTTCTGTATCTAAAAAATCTATTAAACTTCTTTTCCCTGTAATTAACTCATACGTGTTGTTAAAACACTTGTCTTCATCAAAATTATTGTTCTCCATAAATTTGATAATACATTTCAGGGTTAGTACGTTTCATTTCTGACTTACTCATTTTCTTATTACTATTTTTTAATTTTTTATTTTCTTGTATTTGGTTATACAAATCAGGATTAGTTTGTTTTATATACTTTAAATCTTCAGGACTGTAGGCAGTACCTGTCCCTGGACGGTAAGATGGGCTTATACCAAATATATCATAAAATGCTTCGTTTTTGTCTTTGCCTTGTCCTGCAAAATAATTATACATTCCTACAAAAGGGTCAACCTGTGCTCCTAATAAAATTTCTACAAATGGCCTTAGACTTTTATCTAATCTTCCATCTTTCAATCCTTTATTTACTTTTCTCATAACAGATTTTATAGGATTTACAACATCATCAGCATATCCTGAAGACTTTCCTAAAGCCCTGTTTCTTGTTTCTTGTACTGCTGCACCAAAAAAAGGTATTTGATAAAGTAAGTTTAAACCATACATAGCTTCTTTTAATCTATCCATAGCTTCTTCTTCGTCTTTATCATTACCCATGAATTTAAACATATTTGCTGCTAAAGCAAACATTACGTTAGCACCTGCAAAGTTTAAAACAAAAGCTCTTATATCTTGTCTTCTTGGAGCTTTTTTACGAAATATAGCTCCCATAATATTACTTGTAGAACTCATAACTTTATTTATTTGTAAAAACAATGTACTACCAAACATAGTAAAAGCTCTTGTCATTTCATTTTGACTTTGCTGTAAAGGAATTTTATCTGTTTCTCTTCTTGACTGCTGAGTTGCATTATAATTATTAAAAGCTTCAGCTGCTTTTGCTTTTGACATTCCATTTGCAATATTAGCTTCGTAATTTACCATATATCCCATAACACCCATAATATCTCCCATTACCGTAGGCATAGCTGCACCTTTCTGAAACAGTGTAATAATTCTATTTTTAAAAGCTTCATAATCCTTTTCACTTAAAGCTTTTCTTAAGTCTTTAATTCTTCTTTCAATTGGAGCTGTAGTCCTACTTCCTGTTTCTAATCTGTATAAGTCTCCTTCTAATCCTTTACGCAAACGATCTCTAAAGTCTGGAGATATTTCTTGTGCTAACTTCATGTAGTAAGGTAGTCTTGCAACAACTTTAGCCATACCAATCATAAAACCACCTGCACCACCCTTACCTTTATATTCTTCAAAGGCATTGACAAAAGATGTTGATTGTTTTAATAATTGAATTGCTTTAAATGATAAAGCAAATCCTGTAAATTTACGTTGCAGTTTCGCCATAACACCTTGATCCTTCACTCCCATAGATGGGTTTATAGCTAAATTTACTGATTCGTTTACTCTATCAGAAATACCTAAACGTGTTAGTAAAGTATTAACAGCAGGAACATTAAAGACTGCTTGTAAATTTTTTACTCCTAAAGCGTAAGCTTTATATCTTTCCATTTGTGCAACATGGTTTTCTAAAGTTTCTACAAAATCAGGACCTACGTCTGTCTCTCCAAACTCGTCTGTTCTTTCTTTTAATGACGGAGCAGTCTCAGCACTAAATACTTTTGCAAAATTACCACCCTTTATTAAGTCTTGACTTACATTTGAAGCTGATATACTTTTTGTAGGAAAATAGTTTTCTACAAAACCTAAATCAGTATAGTTAGCTTGTTTATATATATTGTTTATGCTATTAAAGTAATCTGTGCTTAACCAGTTTACAATTTTATCTACAAACTCTACAGCATCTGTCCCTATTGCTCCCTCTATTTGTGATATTTGATATTGACCAAACCCTGAGTTTTCTAATTTTATTCTTTGAGTTTCGTTTTTACTCAAAGCATATATTCTCATTAACTGTGTAATACTAAACTCTTCTTGTGCTTTCCCTGTGGCTTTATTAATATATTTTGTATCTCCAAAGTCTATTTTTACAAGCTCAAATGGTAATTTTTGTTTTAAGTCTTGATAACTTTCTATACCATCAATACTTGCTGCAATAGAATTAATCATTGTCTGTGCATTATAATATCCTCTCAAGGCTTTAGTATGCATTCTATTTAATCCTTGATAAACAGTATCGTAGAAAAATGTATTTTTTAAATTTACATTATCTAAAATATTCATTAAAGTACCTAAATGAGAAAGTCTATTTCTTAAATAAGAACGTATACCTACTGTAGATGTAAATTTAAATTGTTTAAAAAAGTTACTGATTTTACTTCTTGTGTCTCCTAAAAAACCTTCTTTATCTAAAGCATCAAAGTCTCTTTTATTTTTTAACTCTCCCTTACCATCATCATTAAACATTTCAGGATAGTTTTGTCTTATTTGATTAGTTGCTGATTCAAAAATTTCATTATTAACTTCAGCTCGTTCTAATCTTGCCATATTTAACATAGCAATAGATTCTTTTTTAGCATCTTTCATTTGCTCTAATATATCAGTAACGGCCTCTAAGTCTAAGTTATATATATTATTAAATGTATCAAAAGCTAAAACACGAGCTAACAAAGTTTGTTCTCTTAAAGTAAGAGGCTCACCTCTTTTTTGTTTTTCTAATGTTATTTGAGTTTCTTGTTGATTAGACTCAATTAATGCAGAAATTGATAATAACTTTTCTCCTCTGGAAACATTGTCTGGTGTCAAGGCAGCTTGTAATACTGATCTTACTTCTTTAAAAAACGCAACACCTCCACCTTCTATATTAGACGCTATTGGTCTTGATGATTTAGTAGAAGCAGACTTGGCTAATTTGTTAACCATAGCCTTTATCTCTTTAATCTTTTTTATCTTAACTTGTTTTCTTTTTCTTTCAACTGCATTAAATATTTTTTCACCTACAGACAAAATAGAATCAGGTCCAGCTGTTATAATTTTGTTTAGCATTCTATCTAATTCTGCCTTAGTAAACGTAGCTTCTTTTGGCACGTACTTTCTAATTAATTGCTTTAACTGAAGTTGTATTTTTCTTAAATCTCTTTGTCCTTGTTTTTTTATAAACAAGTCTCTTTTTAAACGATTTATACGTTTACTTATTTCTACACTTTGTACTTTACCTAATACTCCTCTATAAGATATTTCAATGTTGTTTTGTATACTTTTATCTTGTGCTTTAAATATGTCATTGTTTCTTAATATTTCAAAAGCTTTCTTTTCAGTTTGTATACGAGTAGCATCAGGTTTTTCTACTAAAAATTTATTTAACTCATATGATATTTGATTAAATAAAGTTTGACCCTCACTTATACCACCGTTTACTAATTGAAACTCCATTGGTATATCAGTAAAAGCTCCTTCTTTTTGTTCTAATGCAGCACGAGCTTCATCTGTAGATAGTTTTCTGTTGTTGCGTAAGTATTCAAATATAGCTGCTTCACTATAGTCTAATCCTCTTGCTTTAGCAACCACATCATTTATAGTGTCTTGTTTGTTAAATATTCTTTTTTCTTGTGTTTCTCCTGTATACACTGATGTCTTGTCTGAGGATTTATAGCTTCCTTCTACTATAGATACATTACGAACCTTGTATTCTACCCCTGATTTTTGTATTAACACCTCACTTCCTGATTGTCTGTTTTGTGGTAAGTGTAATATAGGTTTACCACCATCTTTTATTGATATGTGAAATGGATAGCTTGGGTGCGAATCTTCTTTAACCTCAACAGGACTGTTAATTTCTATAATTGCATAAACATCTCCTGTATTTAAACCTTTCGTAAGCTGTTCAGCTGCTATACGAGCAATCAAATCAACTAACCCGTTAGCAGTTGCTGAAGTTTTCTTTGCTAAAGATTTGTTGGGATTACCATCTAAAAAATTAATAATAGCACTTCTATCTTCTTTAGGAAGATTTTTAGCTATTTCTCCTACTATATCTCTAACCACATCTCCTCTTTTCTCAAACGTTGAAGTTTTTGGATTAGTAAAATATTTTTGTATATCTGTTTTTAAATCTTTTGCACTTTGTCTTAAATTAATTGTTCCTCCTGCTTTTTTTACAGCTGCAGAAACAGCACTTCTAAAATTAGAAGGGGTAATTAATTTATTATCTAACATCGTGTTTAATATTGCTAAAGTAGAATTTACACCAGAAGCACTACTAACTAATTTAGCGTCTGATCCTTTTGTTAATGTTAAGTATGCTTTACCTCCATTAGTTTCTAATTGTTTATTTAAATTTTTAGCTATATTATTTGCAGTACCTTTATTACCTGAAGCCCATACATCACCAAACTTAGTTACAAAAAACACACCACCCTCCCCTTCAAAAATAACTTTACCATTATATTTAATCTCTCCTGCTAACATATCGTCTGGAGCTGTTATAACAGTTTCGTTACCTTCTAAGAAACTTACATCTTTAGGCTCAGTAACTAAACCTTTTTTAATCATTTCCGCAATACTATCTTGCTGAGTGTAACTTACTTCAAAACCACCTACAACCATTGTTTTTAAAGCAGTTGATGGGTTTTTCACCTCTTTACCACCTGCAAACAAGTCAAGTTGTTTTACATCTGACTTAGTAATTGTTTCACCTGTTTGTACCTTACCTGCTACTACGTTTAATAAATCAATCAAAGCCTTATCAGTTCCAATAACATCTTCTGCTGTAAGTCCTAATAAATTACTTAGTTTGCTTATAAACCTTTTTATAATAGATTGTTGAGGTGCTTTTAAAGATGTATAGTTATTTGACAGATAACTAAAGATTTCAGCCATATATTCTTCATTTGCATATGCTAATCTTGACGCATCATCTTTATTTCTTTCTTTATATAACGCAATATATTCGTCAATTTTCTTTTTTATTTCAGGATCTAAATCAGCCTTTGCAAGAGCCTTCATCATTCTGTCTGTTAAAACTGCTATTTTACTTTCTGACCCTAATTTGTTTCTAAGTATAGCGTGAAATATTTCATGACTTAAGACACGATCAGTTGCAAGTTCAGCATTAATATGAATTACATTATCACCTCTAAAAACACCTGCAGACCTGCCTTTTGGATTACCAATAGCATTCATATAGTCTACCTCATTCTCATGTATTACAACCATCACATCAGGAAGTAATTTTTTTAATGCAGCTAAAGCTCTTTTAGCAGGTTTTATAAATTTTTCTGAGTTAATTCTTTTTGCTTTGTCTGACTCGTTTACATAAGCATTAGGAGCTATAGCTTTAAGTTCTTTTATTTTCGTTTTCTTTTGCGTGTCTTGCTTTTGTTGCTCCGCTTTGTCTTTGACTTTCTTTCTGGTAGATTTTTTACGTTTAGTGTTTCGTTTAGAAACTTTTGAAATAGGCTTGGCTTGTTTTTTGCCATCCACCTTAGTTGTGCTTTGCTTTGTAGTGGCATCGGTTTTAGTTTTTAATTCAGTTGGTGCTGTTAATTTAATAATACTTTTATCTAATACAATAGTTTCAGGTGCTACAGGATTTGTAACCACAATAGCATCATGTCCTGCTTCTATAATAGGTTGGAGTTTTTCTACTGTCCATACATCAGATTTTTCTACTTTATACGGATTCTTTGGTGTAATTGTTGCAGTAAATTTATTACGAGTACCATCAGCCTTATACGTTCCCGCTCTATTAGCAGGACCAAAAAAGGCTAAGTTTGCAGGTGCAGGACCAAAAGTGGTGTTGTTAGTGTTTTCAAAATCTAATGGTGCAAACAAATCTTGCTCTGACTCTTCACCGTATCTAATCATTGCCTCACCTTCATCTACTTTTTCTCCTACTACTTCTCCTTGTTCATTTGTTACTGTCTCTTCTGTATCTAATGCTACAGCTTCAGCTAAGTCTTGTGCTTCCTCTTTAGTTTCAGGAGTAGCTGTAATTTCTGTTTCTGTTTCTGTTTCTGTTTCTGTTTCAGCTACTTTTGCAGCAGCATCTCTTTTATCTTTTGCTACTAAATTTCTTGCATAAGCTCTTTCTTCTGCAGTAGCTGTATCAGTATTGGGTTTTAATTCTTTTAACTTTTTATCTATTTCTTCTTCAGTTATTTCTGTTTCTTCAACTTTAGTTTCTTTTGCTTCTTCAACAGCATTCATTTGTTCTATAATCTCAGCCCTTCTTTTCTTTGCAGGTTGTGATTTATTTCCTTCTAAACTATTTAATTCTTCTTGTAACGGAACTAATTTATCTAATTTTTCTTGGCTTAACTTTGGGTTTGCATCTAAAATTTCTTTTTGTGCTGTGGATTTGCTATGAAGTTTTTTCTTTCTGTCAGCTGCTACCTTTTCTAATTCAGGGTTATTTTTTATAGTTATTTCAGCTGCGGCAAATTCTTCGTCTGTAGAGTTATAAACTAAATCTTCCATTATTTCAGGATCAACTCTTGTTAAATCTTTTTGACTTTCATCAAAATTTCCTTTATTTATATAGTATTTAGGTGATTTATATGCTGCTATTCCAAGTGTAGCAGGTAAGGTTGCTGTTCCTGCAAACCCTTCAAATAAAACTTCAGCTGCGTCCATTTCTTGATCAGCTGCTAATCGCCCTCCTATTTCACCAAGAGAACCTCCTGCTGCCTCTATTGCCGCTACTTGACCAGTCGCTTTTACTTTCTTACCTAAACCATATGCTTTTCCACCTAATGTTCTTGCTCCTACTTTTATACCTATCTTAGAAGCCATACCGTCAATAGCACCAATAACAAGCCCTCTTCCTGCTGATTTGTTTCTTATACTACTCATTGCGTCTTTATCTTCTAAGACTTTTCGTACCCCTGCTTCATCTAACTTTAAACCTCTGTCAACAACTTCTTTTTGTAGTAACTCAGCAAAAGTTAATCCTGTTTCTAATGTTATTCCCGCACCTGCAAAAAAACCTGCAGCTGTACCTATTGGACCTACAGCTGTACCCGCTCCTGCACCTGCAGCCGCACCTGCTAATACAGTAGGGTTTACCATAGCACTCATGGAAGAAACAAATAATTGCGGGATAGTTGATGGGTTATTCCAAACTCCTTTTACCCAACCCCAAGCACCACCACCGTTAGCTTGGTATATACGATTAAAGTCTTTCATCTCATCTGAAACACCTACGCTTTGTAATTTTCTTTGTGCTACTAAAAAGTCTTGTATGTCTTCTGAGGTTACTTCAGCTCCAATACGGGATTTACCTAATATTTCTAATGACTCATCAACAGTGCCTCCTTGCACTTGTCCTTGAACACCTGCACGCCACATATCACCAAAGAAATCTGTAAATTCATTTTTACCAAATACTCTTTCAATTGCAGTGTCTTTCTCACCAACTGATAAATCTTGCATTTGAGCATCGGCATAAACAGGACTGTAGGGCTTAACCTCAGCCATTTCAAAATCAAGATCCTGACTTTGTAAATAATCCGAAGTACCAACTCCCTCTTGTTCCGTGATAACTTCCTCCGTAATTTCCGTGTCCCCAGAACCATCTGAAACCACTTCTGGACTTTCTTGAGTCGGTTCTTTTTTTTTTACAGGTTGCTGAAATCCAACTAATATATTAAAATCGTCTTCAGACTTTTGATATCCATTTTTTCTCGCAAGGCCATACATCTGATTTACTGCTTCAGGATTTTGTTGCATTAAAATAGTAAACTCTTCTAAAGATTTTTTATAACCATCTTGTTGAGCTAACCCATATAAAGTTTCTAAAGCTTCTTTATTCATATGTTAAAAATTACCCATTGAGTTGTCACTATAAATTCTTGAATACTCCGCATCATTATATGGTTCTACAGCAGGATTAATTATGTTTTCTTGTATTTGTTTCCAAACAGGTTGACTTCGTTTAGTTCTTATATTGTCTATTTTTAAATTTCTTCCCGCAAAATCAACAAGCATATATTCAGCATCTCTATCGTTTTGATCTATTATATACTCACTGTCATTTGTAGCTGTCCTTTCACTGTAAAACACTTCTGTTTCTAAAAGTGTTCCATAAGGATTTATAAGCTCCTCCATTGTTGGTGTAGTACCAGGGCTTACTGTAGTTGGTTGGTGCATTACTACATATATTTTTTTGTCAAGTTCATCAGCATACTCTACTCTATCAGGGTGTTCTTCAGGTAAATCACCAATCGTAAGTGGCATAATTCTTGAATCATCTACATAAGTAGTTTTTAAACCTTGACCTTTATTATTATAATATCTCTGTATTCTTGGGTCAATGTATGCTTCTGTAACTGAAGTATAAGTTTCTAATATCTGTTTATCAGAATCACCAACACCTATTTCTTCTTTTAATTTTTCTTTTACATATTCTGACCCTGTAGCTGTATCATTGTTAGGACCAATTTGTCTTTCTTTAGTATAATCAGGCATATCTACTTTTATCTCTTTATATTTTTGGTCTTTAAGTTGATTTTCTCGTGTAGTAGAACCTTTATTTTCAAATTTTGTTCTAATAGCCTTTTGTTTGTTATCTATTTGATCATCAAAAACTTGACCCATATATTCTTTAGCTTTTTCTTTTTGGGTTGCCCAGTTTGGAGCGTCATCAATTATGGTAGGTTGATTGTTATCAGAATAGTTAATATGAATTGCATTTGGGTCAGTATCATTAGTATCTGTAGTAGTGTAAAAATCACCCATTGAATCAGTTAATACACTGGCAACATCTAAATCTTTTGCCATAAACCCACTTATATATTTATCTTTATTTGCAGTTG